AAGACAATCTCTCACCTGGCAATCCCTTAAAGATTGTTAAAGGTGCTGAAATTGACACTGAGTACAACAACATTGCTACTGCTGTTGCAACTAAGACAGATAACTCTGCTGCGGCAATTACTGGTGGCACTATTACGGGTATCACCGATCTAGCAGTAGCTGATGGCGGTACGGGTGCGTCTACAGCGGCTAATGCAAGAACTAACTTAGGTTTGGTAATTGGAACAGATGTGCTTGCACCTACAGGGTCTGCGGCAAATTTAACTTCTTTTCCAACACTTAATCAAAACACAACTGGCAATGCGGCAACAGTCACAACAAACGCTAACCTAACAGGTGCTGTTACTTCTGTTGGAAATGCAGCGTCTTTGGGTTCATTTACTTCTGCTCAGTTGCTTGGTGCTTTGACAGATGAAACAGGCACTGGCTCTGCTGTATTTGCTACCTCACCTACTTTGGTAACACCAAATTTAGGAACACCATCTGCGGCTGTTTTAACTTCTGCTACGGGACTTCCTCTTACTACAGGTGTAACAGGTTTACTGCCCATAGCTAATGGTGGCACAGCAACGGCAACCCCTAGCTTAGTAGCAGGAACAAACGTAACTGTTACGGGTACTTGGCCTAATCAAACCATTGCGGCATCTGGTGGATCAGGCTCGGTAACAAGCGTTGCGGCAACAGTACCAAGCCTTTTAAGCATATCTGGTTCGCCAATAACAACATCTGGCACGTTAGCAATAACCTATTCAGGAACAGCCTTGCCTGTTGCTAATGGTGGTACAGGAGAAACCTCTTATACCAATGGTCAACTTCTTATTGGTAACACTACAGGTAACACCTTAACCAAAGCAACTTTAACTGCGGGTACTGGCATAACAATTACCAATGGCACAGGTGCAATAACGATTGCGGCTTCTGGTGGCACGGGCGATGTAACAGGCCCAGCCTCTTCAACAGACAATGCCATCACAAGGTTTGATAGTACAACTGGAAAAATTGTACAGAATAGCTTGGTGACTGTGGCTGACGATGGGGCAATTACTGCGCCCGCAGTTGGGTCGGTGATTCCTTTCTACTATGCTAACCAAGCGGCTTTCCCCTCTGCGGCTACTTATCATGGGGCATTGGCCCACAGTCACTCTGACCAAAAAATGTATTTTGCTCACAGTAGTGCATGGGTTGCATTGCTGAGTGCTAATTTTGCTGTCACACCAGATCAGGGCGGCACAGGCGTAGCAAACAACGCTGCCATGACAGTCACGGGTTCTGGCAACTTTGCTTACACAAGGACTCTGACAGGCACAACAAACGTCACATTTCCCACAACTGGAACACTGTCTACTTTGGCGGGTTCAGAAACCCTGACCAACAAAACCATAGCTTTTGGAAGTAACACCTTGTCTGATGTGGCAAGCCTGTCTACAGCCCAGACCTTTACAAGCACAAAGACATTTGCTGGCTCATCATCAGTGCTTGCAGAAGTTCTAAGCAATGCGGCAGAGGTTGCCACTGTAGAAGCCACAGCCGCTACAGGCACAATCAACTACGACATCACCACTCAATCTGTTCGTTATTTCACAAGTAACGCAAGTGCAAACTGGACTGTTAACTTCAGAGCCTCATCAGGTACTTCTTTAAATACTGCCATGTCCACGGGTCAGTCTGTGACTGTGGCTTTCTTAGTCACTCAAGGCTCTACTGCTTACTATAACTCTGTGGTTCAGGTAGATGGCTCAACTGTGACCCCTAAGTATCAGGGCGGTACAGCGTATGCGGCTGGTAATGCAAGTGCAGTTGATGTCTATATGTACACGATCATTAAGACGGGTAATGCGGCATTTACTGTGTTCACTTCACAGACCAAGTTTGCTTAAAGGAAAACCATGCCATTAGTACAAACAAGGGGTGCGGCATCAGCCCAAGGCTTTGGGGAGTTTGCACAGGCGGCTGCTGCTATAACTTATATTGAAGATGTGTTTAGCACATACCTTTATACAGGCACAAATGCGGCACAGACCCTTACCAATGGAATTGATTTGTCTACTAAAGGTGGGTTGGTTTGGTTTAAAAACAGGTCAGCACTAACAGGTGCTTATGCAGGATTTGATAGACACATTTTGTTCGACAACATACGAACAGGTGCGACAAATGGTGGGGCAGGTGGTGGCGGTGTTTTGCGTACAAATGCTGCTACTCTTGATGATGCAACAGTAACTTATTTAAGTTCATATAATAATAATGGGGTAACGATTGCATCAAACGCAACTGTTTCCAATGCAGAGTTTATCAATCAAAGCGGCACAACTTTTGCCTCATGGACATGGCGCAAGCAACCAAAATATTTTGACATTCAAACATGGACAGGCTCAGGGGCAAATAGAACTATTTCTCATTTGCTAGGGTCAGTCCCTGCTTGCATTTTTGTCAAGCGCACAGACGCAACTGGTGATTGGCAGGTTTACCATCGTTCATTAGCAAACACAGAATACCTTGTGTTAAACAGCACAGCCGCTAAAGCAACTGGTGCAACAAGATGGAATTCAACAACACCTACAAGCACAGAGTTTAGTCTTGGTACTGATGCTACTGTTAATGCTTCTGCTGGCACATATGTGGCATATATCTTTGCCCATGACGCAGGAGGCTTTGGCCTGACGGGTACGGACAATGTGATTTCGTGTGGGTCGTTTACAAGTGATGGTAGCGGAAATGCAACTGTAACCTTGGGCTATGAACCGCAGTGGATTTTGTATAAACCCTCTAGCAGTGTTGGCAATTGGGAAATTGCAGATACCATGCGCGGTTGGAACAACACAAATATTGTTCGTTTATATCCCGACAGCAGTGCGGCAGAGGGCGGCTACACAGCAAACACACCCAATGCACCCACAGCAACAGGGTTTACCTTTAAGGGATTATTAAACACCTCCTCAACCTACATCTACATAGCCATTCGCAGAGGCCCGATGAAAGTGCCTACGGATGCGACTACTGTTTTTAGTCCGACTACATACGCAGGTAATGGTTCTACACAAACCATTACAACAGGAGTAACACCTGACCTTGAGTTAATTAAATCAAGAACACTAAATGCTGGATTGCCCGAAGCAGACCCAACATGGTATGACCGACTAAGGGGTTTTCCTGGTGTTTGGTTACGCTCTGATAATACTTCTGCTGAAACTATATCTGGTTCGCCATATTATTCTATTTATATGGATCAAATGAATGGGTTTAGAACAACTAGCGATTCATACGAAGCAAACTATTCTGGCAACAATTACATTTCGTATTCATTCAAACGCGCCCCCAGCTTCTTTGATGAGGTTTGCTATACAGGGACGGGAAGTGCTACTACGTTTGCACATAACTTGGGTGCAGTACCTGAGTTGATACTTGTTAAACGTAGAGATACCACTGGCGCATGGGACAGTTATTCTTCTGCACTTGCAAATACAGAATATGTTGTTTTAAATACAACTGCGGCTAAAGCAACAGGTGCAACTATATGGAATAGCACAACCCCAACATCTTCTGTATTTAGCGTAGGAACAAGCACCACAACAAATGCCTCTGCTGGAACATATGTAGCCTATTTATTTGGTACAGCGGCTGGTGTTTCCAAAGTAGGCTCATATACAGGCACAGGCGCATTGCAAACCATTAACTGTGGCTTTACAGGCGGCGCAAGATTTATTTTAATTAAGCGCACCGACAGTACAGGTAGTTGGTGGTTATATGATTCTGAGCGGGGTATTTCGTCTAGTGATGACCCTTATCTGTTTTTAAACAGTAATGGTGCTGAAGTCACTAATACTAACTATGTTGATACAGACACCACAGGATTTAAGGTTACAGCGGCTGCACCAGCAGATTTAAACTCCAGCGGTGGAAACTACATCTTTTTAGCAATTGCTTGAGGTAATTAAAATGCAAATACGAACACAAACAGGCGCAGTCATGTACGAAGCAGAATTTCGTGCATACACAAAAGCCAATGGTGGCCCATCATGGGAGACAACAACAACTGAAGTCTTAGAGGCTTTGGGTGCTGATGTAGTCTTTGAA